AAGGGCAGCATCCTTGTCGCCCATGCGGTTGCCGTAGCTGCCGGCCATGGCTGCGGCCCAGGTGTCGAGCTGGTCAGCCACGGCGCGCAATTCGGCGGAGTTGCCTGCCGTGTACGTCCACGGTGCGTGGATCATGAGCATGGCGTTTTCGGCCATCTCCACGGTGTCGCCCGCCATGGCGATGAGGCTCGCGCAGCTGAAGGCAATGCCGTCCACAGCAGTGGTGACGTGCGCCTTGTGGCGCTTGATGGCGTTGTAGATGGCCAGGCCATCGGGCACGCTGCCGCCAAAGCTGTTGATGCGCACGGTGATGGCATCTACATCCATGGCGTTGATTTCGCGCACGAAGCTGGAGGCGCTCACGCTTTCCTCCCACCAGCTTTCGCCGATGTCGCCGTAAATCCAGACTTCAGCGGCGGCCTTGGGCGACGGCTCACCCTGCGCACTGGCGGCCACTGCCGCAGGGCGGATGCTGTACCAGGTAGGTGTGGTGGTAGGTGTAGGCATGGGGATGAAGTGTGTTTTTTCCCTTGTGAAATTTGCAGGGGCAAAATTTCACGATTTGCAGGGCTGCGCGCGCCCTACTCGATCGCCTTTTGCGGCTCTTGCTGCGGCTGCGCCTGGCCTGCGGGCGTGGCGGCATCGCTGGAAAAGCGCAAATTGAGCGCTGCCACCTGCGCGCGCCACTCGCTGATTTGCTGCAGCACGTCGCGCGGGTTGCCACCGGCTGCGCGAATGGCCTGCACTTCGCTGGCAAAGCCTGCCTGCGTGCGCTTTTCCCAGGCCTGCACTTCTTTGAGCGGGTCAATCCACGGCATGGACTGGGCCAGGTACAGGGCATCGTCTGCGCTTTGCGCGCTCACGTCCGTGGGGCGTGGCACCACGCCAGACAGGTGCGCAACCTCCACAAACCGCTCGTAATGCGGCTGCACAAACATGCTGGTGAACTCGTCGGCCAGCACGGCGTAATGCACCCACTGCTCCACCAGCTCCTGGCGCTGCGCGCTGTAGGTGCCGTCGTAGCTGCGGGCAATGCTGCTGTAGCCCGCACCAATGCCTGCGGCAATGGCTTTGAGCTGGCCAGCGCGCCAGCCGATCAAGTTGGGGTTGGGGCGGTTGCTGTCGATCAGGCCAATCTCTTCGCCCACCAGCAGGTTGTCGATGATGACGCCAGGCTGCAGGTGTACGTCGCGCGGCATCGCCTCGCCCCGTTCGTTGCGCTCCACGTCGGCTGGGTTGAAGCCGTCGGGGTTGGTGCGCTTGACGTAGCCCGTGAGGCTGGCGGCCACCTTGGCGGCAATGCGCTCGCTTTCTTCGTACTCTTTGAGGTCTGAGATGCGGTCGAGCACGCTGGCAAACTCGCTCACGCCGCGCAGCTGGTGCAGCCGATCGAGCGTGGCGATGTGCAGCACGCGCTCGGCAGGCAGGGTTTTGAGGTTGGCCGGTACGGCAAAGCCGTAGCCGCTGGAGCGTGGATCGGTTTTGTAGAGGTGAAACGCTACAGGCTGGCCCCAGGCGTTGGTTTGGATGCCCTGGGTGATGCCACGCGCCGGGTCGTTGTAGTCCATGGGCACGAAGTCGGGCTCGAAAAGCTCCAGGCTGTAGGGCACTGGCGAGCCGTGGCGCAGGTAGGGCACCTCGCCGTAGAGCTGCTGGGCGAACACTTCGCCGTCTCGAAACCAGGTGTACGCCAGCAGGCGCTGCATGAGCGAGTCGCTGTAGCGGCGCGTGACCTCTGGGCGCTTGCAGTGGTGGCGCCAGGCGTCGGACAGCAGGGCTGCGTACTCGGTGTGGATGGTGCCATCCCTGCGCCGGGGCTGCGGCTCCACGCCAATGCCGTTGGGGCCGATAGTGCTGTTGACCAGCACGCGCAGCGCCCCCCGGAAGATGTCGTGGTTGCGCTCCAAGTCGCGGGCAATGGCGCGCAGCGGCGTAGCGCCTCGGGCAGCAATGTCGTTGGGCGCCTCATTGCGCAGGCGCTTGCTGCGCTGGGTGCTGGTGCTGGCACCTTCGTAGTGGGCCAGCACGGCACGGGCACTGGCACGGCGCATGGCAGCCTGCGGGCTGACCCATGCAATCAGCCGGTCGAGCGCGTTGGCACGGGTGATCTTTGCGTCTGCCATGATTGCCTCACCCAAAGCGCGCTACGCTGTAGCGGCCCAGGCCGCTTTGCCCACGCCCGCCCGCTGCCTGGGCGGATTCGGCCTGCACGCGGCGCTCCCATTCCTGGCGCCCGGCGCGGATGGCGGGCAGGTCTTCCATGGTCTGGCGGCGCCCGCCAAAAGACACGTCTTTACCCTGCAAGATGGCTGTTTCTGCCGCTAGGTAGGCGGCCAGCATGTCGGTGGCTTGAGTCATGCCCCAAGGCTATGCAGCCACCTGTGAAATTTGCAGGGGCGCTATTTCACACTTTTTGCACGATGTAGTAGATCATGCGCTCAGTCAACCCGTATTCCTTGGCCAGCGCATGCACATTGGCGCCCGTGTATTTGGCGCGGATTTCCGCGTTGCGCGCAGTCTTGTCTGGCGATGGGATGCGCAGCTCCTGCCCGCCCAGGCTCTCGCGCATGCCCTGCACGATGGAGCGTGCCATCAAGCCCAGCATTTGCTCATTGCGCGCCAGCTCACGGCGCAGGACTTCGGTGATGTCTCGCTCAAGCTGGATGGCGGCATCGGCAGATTGGGTGGCCAAGGTAGCTGCAGGTGCTTTGAGGGTCATAGGCAATGGTGGAAAGGTCAAAGGCGAAAGCCCCAGTCGTTGGATGGGCGCGCAGCAGCGGGGCGGGTGTAGCTGCGCTGTGCGGGTGGCGGAGTGGCAGGAGTGCTATCGTTTTGTGAGCTGCTTGCGCTTGATGCGCTTGCGTTTGGCGGCGTTTTATTGCTTGAATCAGACTGCACGGCCTGCAGTCTTTGCGCCATGCGCTCCCAGTCTGCCCTGGTGTTGCGGTGCAGGCGCAGCTCTGGGTGGTGCGCTGCAGCGAAGGCGTACACCCAGGTGTCGAGCGGCTCATTGCGAGCGCCCCGGCGGTTGATGAAGCGGTTTTTGCGTGGGTCGTACACCTCGGACACCAGGCCCGCAAAGTAGCTGGGCTCCAAATCTTCACTGAAGTGGGTTTGGCGCTCTTCTGGCGGCTTGTCGGCGTCGGTAGACAGGCGCCCGTACAGCCAGTGCTTGGCGGCCACGGTGCCGACTTGGTAGGTGGTGACGCCGCGCTTGTCGCTCTTGCCGCGCCAGGTGACGTCGGCCAGCTTGCCTTTGCCCAGCACGGGGGCGTTGTTGGCTGTGGCGCCGGTGATGGCCATGGGGCGCTGCACCAGGCGTTGGCGCACGTAGTGCTTGACGGCCTCACCACGGTGGCCACCCATGTCGTGCGCGTAGGCCTGCACGCGCAGCAGCGCGCCGCTGGCATGCTGGATGGGGCGGTTGAGCAGCTCGGTCAAGGCTACCCACACCTCGGCATCTGCTGGGTCACCCGGCAGCTCCACGTAGTCGAGCACCCAAAAGGCCATGCCCTGGCCCCAGCCAATGATGCTGACGGCCAGGCGGTTGTCTTGCGTGTCCACCCCGGCAGTAAGGGCCAGCACCCCCGCAGGGGCGGTGCGCAGGGGGTACGGTTCGGCCCTGTCTGCAATGGCATTGTGTTTGACGGCGCGCATGGCGGCGTCTTCCCACGGCTCGGCCAGGCGGTCGTTCACGAAGGTTTTGAGGCGGGCGGGGTCGTTTTGCGCGTCGCGCCACATCTCCACCAGGTCGGCCCAGCGGGGGCCAAGGCCAAATTGGTAGTACAGGCAGTTGATGTGGTAGCCGCGCACCTTGGCACCGGGGTTGTCTGGCACCCAGCGGCCCTGGCGGATCATTTCGGTTTTGTGGTGCTCATCGATGTGCGCACCGCACTCTTGGCACACGTACCACACCTGGGCACCGTCCGGGCTCCAGTGCAGGCCCGCCCACTGTAGGTGCTGCATGTGGCCGCAGTGCGGGCAGGGCACGTGGTAGCGGCGCTGGTCGCTTTTCTCAAAAAGCTGCTCGATGCGGCTGGTGCCTTTGATTTGCGGGGTGCTGATATACAGGCGCTTGTAGGTGCTGGGGAAGGCGCTGGTGCGCCCGTTGAGCATTTCCACGGGGTCGTCGCCACCGCTCAAGTTGTTGGCAAATTCGTCCACTTCGTCCACCAGCAGCGTGCGTACGGTGGTTGATTTGAGGCGGCTGGGGCTGCCAGCGTGTTCGATGTAGAGCTGGCCACCGGCAAAGTCCTTGAAGGTACGGGTGTTTGCGG